AGCAAATACAGGAGTTCTAACTGTTAATTCGGTTGATCTCTCAACATTAGTCACATCTGTAACAATCAACCGCGCCTTCGATGAACTGGAAGTCACCAGTCTCGGGGATTCTGGTCATCGTTTCGTAAAAGGTCTAGAGGCTTCAAGCGTGAGCATCGACTTCCTAAATGACGAGGCAACAGCTAAGACACTTCAGACACTTCAGGCAACTTGGGGAACTAACACAGTTGTCACATTCAAGCAGACATCTGCTGCTGTATCAGCTACAAACCCACTTTACACAATGACATGCTTGGTCAATAACATCACACCTGTAAATGGTGCTGTTGCAGACCTTTCAACTCAGTCTGTAACTTGGAATGTATCAGGTACAATCGCAGTAACAACAGCGTAAGAAACTAAACAAAGGGGCTAAACATGGCAAAGCTAAAGATCGTTCGTAATGATGGAAGTGTGCTAGAAGGCGAGATTACTCCAGCAGTGGAGTATGCGTTCGAGCAGTACGCTAAAAAGGGTTTTCATAAAGCCTTCAGAGATGAAGAGAAGCAATCGGATGTTTATTGGCTTGCATGGGAAGTCACACGCAGATCAGGTGAAACTGTTAAGCCTTACGGGATGGAGTTCATTGAAACGCTGAAAAGCGTGGAAGTGTTGGACTCTGACCCTTTAGCTTAAAGCGCGATCTTCCATTCACCTACCTAATTGCTAGGCTAAGCATTAGGTTGGGAATCGCGCCACAGCAATTGTTAGATCTTGATAAGACCATGCTCGATGCATTAGTGCAAGGGCTAAAGGATGAAGCGAAAGAGGTGAGCGATGCCAACACAGGTAACAGGCGCGGTAGAGCTTAGAAAAGCCCTCAAAAAGTTCACTCCAGATCTTGCTAAGGAAACACAAAAAGAGTTAGGCACAATTCTAAAGCCGATTACAAATAAGGCTAGAGGATTTATACCTTCAACCTCACCACTTAGCGGATGGGCTAATCAAGGCACAGGTGCGTGGGAACGCATTGAATGGTCATCGGGAGAAGCAAAGCGCGGCATTGGATACAAGGCAACACCATCCAAGCCTAATCGCTCAGGCTTTCGTTCCCTTGCTCGTATTGTTAATGCATCTCCTTCAGGCTCTATTTATGAGACTGCTGGTCGCTTAAATCCACAAGGCAGACCACAAGCTCCACTGTCTAAGGTAGTAGCCCCCGGACATGTTAATTTTGGTAAGACAATTAGATCAGGTTCTAAGGGTCAATCTCTTAGCAACAATCCTAATGCTGGTCAGCAGTTCATCGATGCCTTAAATAGAACAGGCACAATTGTTAATGCTTTTAAGAGAGCAGAAGGTGCATCAGGTCGCGCCACTCGTAAGATGAAGGGTCGCGCAATCTTTCGTGCATGGGCAGAAGATGGCGGAAAGACTAACGCAGCTGTTATCAAGGCAATCGAAGATTCAAAAGTTAAGTTCGAGAACTACACACTGAAGGCGGCTAAGTAATGGCAGCAGATGTAAGAATTGACATAGCCGCCCAGTTCGTAGGCAAGAAGGCGTTTAAGGAAGCTGAGACTTCCACAGACAGATTGACTAAGAATGTCAAGGGTCTTGCTAAAGGCTTGCTCGCTGTTTATAGCGCACAGAAGATTCTGTCTTATGCAAAGGCTTCTGTTAAGGCTTTCGCAGAAGATGACAAAGCAGCTAAAGCATTAGGCACTACCCTAAAGAATCTGGGTCTTGCTTACGGATCTAACATTGGCACAGTCAATGGCTTCATCTCTCGCCTTGAAATGCAGACAGGTGTGCTCGATGATGAGCTACGCCCTGCAATGGATCGCTTACTACGCGCCACCGGTGATGTTACAAAGTCTCAGGAATTGCTTGGGCTTGCACTTGACATCGCGGCAGGAACAGGCAAATCAGTCACCCAAGTTTCACAAAGCTTGCAAAAGGCATACTTAGGACAAACTCAGGCGTTAGGTCGCTTAGGTGTAGGACTTACAAGGGCAGAACTTTCGACATCAACCTTTGAGCAGATCCAAGAACGCCTATCGGTTCTATTCGCAGGTCAGGCAAGCGCAGCAGCCGATACTTATGCAGGTTCACTTGCTAAATTAACTGTGGCTTCTAACAATGCTAAAGAGACTATTGGTAAGGGTCTTGTTGATGCGTTAATTACAGTAACTAATTCTAATTCAACAGATGAGTTCATTGCCAAGATCGACAAAGCAGCCCAATCTATTGCTAACTTTGTTCGTGAAACAGGCGAGTTCATCAAGATTACTAAGTCAATCTTTGACTTTAAGAACCTAAGTTTCTTTGCTCCATCGGGCGGCTTGTTTAATGATGGCAAGGGGTTCGGCAACATCTCAATGTCAGTATCTTCGCAGGATACACAGCGTGCAGATGCCATCGCTCGAAAGAACGCTATGGCGATGACGAAGCTTACAAAAGAGCAAGCAGCAGCACAGGCTAAGATTGTTAAAGATAAGAAACTAGGCGCAGCCATTGACAAGGCTAACCTTGCTCTTAACAAGGGCAATGAAGTCTTTGACATGGACAAGATCCAGATCGCAGCAGCCCTTACTAATCAGGCTGAGCAATTAGGTAGAGCTACATCATCTGCTCAAAAATTACAGATCGCTAACGATGTTGCTCGTCTAAATGTTAAGAAGTCTATTATTGAACTTGAAGATGCTATTGCTTCTAAGGATGAGCAAGCCATCATTAAGGCTACAGAGAAACTTAACAAAGACCTACAAATCCTCTCAACTTTATCAGGGCAAAGTGTAAAACTCTCAGACATCAAATCGATTCTAGATAGTCTAAAGCCTAAGGATTTGATTAATCAGGCTAATCTGGATGCCGCTCTAGCCAAAATAGCAGACATGATTAGATTGCTTGCACAGGCTGGTTTAGCAGCCAATGCTCCAGTACCTAGAAGCGGTTCATTAGGTTCTGGAATCCCAGAGGGTGATTACATTGCCCCTGTTTCTATGACAGACGCTCTGGCTGCTTCTACAGAATCACTTTTGGAATTATCTGATGCAGTCCAAGAACGAGCAGATTCTTTTGCTATGTTGCTAGATCTAGATACTGAAGAAAAAACTAAGGCATTGGCTGAAAGTTCTTTAGCCATGACAACAGGAACACAGTTATTTAACATTGAAGATGTGGCAAGAAGATCATTGCTTGCTGGATTATCAGGCGGTGCTGGAGTCTCAGGCGCGGTCAGCGGTTCACGCTATGCTGCACAAGCTGCTGCTCAATACAATCTCACAGTTAATACTGGTGTGGGAGATCCTAACGCTATTGCGGAAGCTATTGATGAGCTATTGCGCCAAGCACGAGACAGAGGAACACTAACAGCACTATGACATGGCTTCCAGAATGGCGAGTTACAGTAGGTGATGATGTTTATACGACTGTCACCTCTGTTTCTTTTGCATCTGGTCGTTTAGACATTGACCGGCAACCTACCGCAGGTTACTGCCGAGTAGAAATTATCAATACAGATAACACACCTTTTACCATTAATGTTACTGAGCCAGTCACCTTAGAGCTAAAAAACAGTACCGGCACTTATGTCACAGTTTTTGGCGGAGAAGTATCAGACTTTAACATCGGAGTTAGAAGTCCAGAAGAATCTGGCTATGTCACTACCGGCACAATTTTAGGCATTGGCTCACTGGCTAAATTGACTAAAGCTGTTTATAACACAGCCCTTGCAGAAGGTTTAGATGGTACACAAATTGCAGAGATTTTAGGTAATGCTCTATCTTTGTCATGGAGCCAAGTCACCCCAACAGTTACATGGGCAACTTATCCAGCAGATGTCACATGGGCTAACGCGGAATCTTACATTGGCACTATTGATTCAGGCTTCTACACCATGATCGCTATTGCAGCTAGTGCATCGGCTAAGTCTCAAACCCTCGCAGACCAGATTGCTAACAGCGCACTCGGAGCGATTTTTGAGGAAAAAGATGGGAATGTCAGTTATGACGATGCAGACCACAGATCTAACTATCTTGCAACAAATGGCTTTACTAACCTTGATGGCTCGTATGCAACACCATCCTCTATCACAGCAACAACTCAAACTGCTCGCATCCGTAACAGCCTTATCTATCGCTATGCCACAGGATACGGATCGACCTACAGTACCTCTGACAGCGACTCTATAGCCTCTTACGGACTCTTTGAGCGTTCCTTTGACTCCAACATCAAGAACCTTGCAGACATCACTGACATCGCCTCTAGAGAACTTAACCTCAGAAAGAACCCACGCGGGTCATTGGGAGCGATTACCTTCCGCCTAGATAATCCAGATGTTCCTTCTGCCATGTTAGACAGCTTGATTGGCATCTTCTTTGGTCAGCCAGTCCTGATCACAAACCTACCGAGTAACTTGCTTGGTGGTCAGTTTGATGGTTTTGTCGAGAACATAGCCCTGAGAGCAACACCTAGTTTTGTGGAGATTACCCTCTACATTTCAGCAACAGATTTCTCATTATCAACCACACAATGGGAAAATGTATTGCCTGCTTCATTAGCTTGGACAGGCGTGAATGGTACACTTATCTGGACTAACGCGAGCGGAGCATTAACTTAATGGCAACTACGACTACTAACTTCGGTTTTGACATTCCCACATCGAGTGACCTTGTAAAAAATGGCGCAACTGCTATTGCAGAGCTTGGTCAGGACATTGACACTAAGTTCGCAGGTCTTACCATCAATGCCCAGACTGGCACTACATACACAGCAGTTAAAGCAGATGGACTCAATGCTATTGTCACAATGGACAATGCAGCAGCTAACATCTTTAGCATCCCAACCGATGCAACCTATAACTTTCCTATTGGCACAACCTTGCTTGTTTATCAGAAGGGTGCTGGAATAACTACTATCCAAGCTGTCACTTCTGGAACTACTACAGTATCTAGCGCAGGTGCAGTAAGTGCAGCTCCAGTATTGGCTCGCTATAAGTCTGCTGCTGCTATTAAACTAGCGGCTAACTCATGGATCGTAGTTGGTGCAGTTGCATAATGCAAAACACATTAATAGGGATTATCTCTGCTGGAATTAGTGCTCCAGCAACAGTCAGTGTTGATTATTTAGTTATCGCTGGTGGTGGTGGTGGTGGTTATGATGCTGGCGGTGGAGGCGGAGCTGGCGGTTATTTCCTTGCAGGATTCCCAGATGTAGTAAATAAAAACACTAACTACACAGTTACAATTGGTGCTGGCGGTAATGCTGGTACAGTAGTTACTCGCGGATTAAATGGTTCTAACTCTGTTTTTAACACAACAACCATGACTGGCGGTGGTGGTGGAGGTACTCGTAACACTGGTATTTATACTGGATCTAATGGTGGTTCTGGTGGCGGAGCAGCCGGTGATGGTTATGCAGGTGGTACAGCTTCTCCATCTGGTCAAGGTAACAATGGTGGAACAAGCTCTGCTTCATACACAACAGGCGCAGGCGGTGGCGGAGCAGGTGCAGTTGGATCTAATCCAACTGGAGAAAATACACCTTGCCCAGGTGGTAATGGTTTAACATCAACTATTACTGGAACAAGCATCACTCGCGCAGGCGGTGGTGGTGGCGGTAAAAACGCAGGTGCTGGCGGTACTGGTGGTGGCGGAGCAGGTGCAGGTAGTAGTAGTGCAGCTGTTGCTGGTACTGCAAACACTGGTGGCGGAGGCGGAGGCGGTAGCAACAGTGGAAATGTTTCAGGTGCTAATGGTGGTTCAGGTGTTGTAATTTTAACTTACCTGACATCTTCTGGAACAATCTCTTTTGGTGCTGGCTTAACAGGCACAACATCAACTAATGGATCAAACACTGTTGCAACGATTACTGCTGGCACAGGAAATGTGAGCTGGACATAATGGCACATTACGCATTCTTAGATGAGACAAACATTGTTACAGAAGTTATTGTCGGTATTGACGAAACAGAACTTATTGAAGGACTAGATCCAGAAACTTGGTACGGCAATTTCAGAGGGCAAGTCTGCAAGCGGACATCCTATAATGGAAAAATACGCTACAACTATGCCTCTATAGGCGATACCTATGATCCGATAGATGACGCTTTCATCAATCCAATGCCTGAATGTGGACATGATGAATTATTGTTAAATACTCAAAAACGATGGGAGTGTGCAGGTTGTGAAGCCGCGATTAAGCAAAGCCGCGATACAACTTCGTGAGCAGATAGATGACTCGTTCCCAGATCGTGACCGCGCATCGGATGGTTGGATCGGTGATACCAGACACGCTCATCGCAAGTCTGATCATAATCCAGATGAGTCGGGTTGGGTTCGTGCCATTGATGTCGATCGTGACTTATTCAAGGGATCAAAGCCAGACATTATGTGCGACCTTGTTGATCAGCTTCGGAGAGCCTGCAAAGACAAATCAGAAACACGCATTAGTTACATTATTTTCGATGGGTACATCTATTCCAGAATACTCAATTGGAAACCAAGAAAATACACAGGGGCTAACAAACACACAAAGCACGCTCATTTCAGTTTTAAGAAAGAAGCTGACTTACTGGGTGAGTTTTATCAAGTATCTATGTTAGGCGGAGAATAATGAAGAACATGAAGAATCCTGTTGTCCTTGCTGGTGGAGCGTTCCTTGCTGCATGGGCATCTAGCAACTTTGATCTTGACTATCGCGCCATCCTTTGGGCTGTGTTGTCAGGTGTATTCGGTTACGCGAGCCCTAAAAAGTGACACAGTCAGATTTCTTCACTTTCTACATTGCATCTCTGGGCGTGTTTGGTGGTCTGGCAGGGTATGTAATCACGCATCTTCTTAATGAGATCAAACGACTCAACACGCGGGTCGATGAGATCTATAACATCTTGCTTGACAGGTAGCATTGTGTTATGGCAAGAAAACCCACTAAGGCATTAGAGGATCAAGGCTATTCCAAACTAGATGCTTACTGCATTGGCTTGCATGAGTATTGGAAATCATTACGCAAGGCTGGATTTACTGAAGGAATTGCGCTATTTATGATCACAGATGTTCCCTCTTATCCTCGCTGGATCTTGCCAGACCCAATCGAACCAGAGAAGCTGGGCGATTACGAGGACGATGAGGATGACGATTAAGCGAATTGTCGTAGTTTCGGACTTACAAGTTCCATACCATGACAAGGTTGCGACTCGTAACCTTGCATCTTTCATTACAAAGTTTAAGCCAGATCAAGTAGTCACCATTGGCGATGAGATTGACCTTCCACAGATAAGCAAGTGGGAAGAGGGGCGCATGGGCAGTTATGCCCAGACCTTAGATGATGACCGCAATGAGGCTGTTCAGCTGCTTTGGGATTTAGGCGTTACAGACTGCATCCGTAGCAATCACACAGATCGCCTGTATAACATCATAATGGCTAAAGTGCCAGCGTTCGGAGCATTGCCAGAGTTGCGCTTTGAGAAGTTCATGAAGTTCGATGAATTGGGTATAACTTTTCACAAGAATCCAATGCCTATTGCGCCTAACTGGATTGCAGTGCATGGAGATCACACACCAATCAAGCCACAAGGGGGCTTATCAGCCTTAGAGGCGGCTCGTAGGCATGGAAAAAATGTTATCTCAGGACATACTTCT